CGGCTTCACCAGGATGTTGAGTATCATCGCCTCGGCCTCGGCCTCATGGCCTTGGTGTAGGGGGCGGGGATGGCCGTCTCCGCGCGCCGCTCCTGGCATGCGAGGGCGGCGTCGATGTTCTCCGCGTAGTCCTTGATGTCGATCTCGTGGCTGAGCGCCCCGTCCCTGTAGACGCCCCAGATCGGGCCGTCGTGGTGGCGAAGCTCTAGGGTCCTGCCCTTCTTGATGCAGCGGGGGCGGTTGAATATCATTTAGTCATCTCTCCCTTAGAAACCGCCCACTGGTCGGTGCGACGGCCAACTGGCCACTCCGTTCGGAGGGCAACGTAGCGGTGACCGCCGGAATTCATAGGCACCTATGTCCCAGGCGCGGCCCCTTATGGGAGTTCCGGCGGAATCGCAGACCTGCCCCCAGTCGTATCCGGCATCTATGGCGGGCGAACCGGCCAGCGGCCGTCCGTCACTGCCTAATTTCGGGTCCGTAGCGGTTTCAGTCGGATCAAGCGCATGCCCCGCCCCGCCAAGCGAAATATCCGCGGAATTGCCGTTGTAGAGGTTGTTAGTGTGGGTGAGCACGGTTCCCTCTACTAGGAGGCCCGTTCCGAAACCGACGGCCACGTTGCCTCTGAAATTGACCTGCGACCAGGTGCCCGTGGTCTCATTGAGGAAAAAACCGCATTCCGTCGTATCCGCGTCAAGAAGCGTATTGTTGAAAATGTTCGCGATCCTGGCCCCCGCAGCGTTGCTGTGGAGTTCTACACCCCGCTCACCGGCACCGCAGGCCGCCCTCATGTGGTTGTAGGAGACCTCGATGGGCGAGCAGTTCTCCTGATAGATGCACTTGTCTTTTGCCTCGATATAGTTGCGCCGGATCGTGACTGATGATCCGCCGCCGCCGAAACCTCTATTGATATGGCCGCCGCCTATCAAATTGTATTCGGCGATGCTCCCGTCGCAGGCATTTGCCCCCCCCGTAAACTCAACGCCCCAGATTGCGAAGCCGGTATCCGCAGATTGGCGCATGCAGTTGAATCTGACCCCACAGTTCGCCGCCCTTATCGTTACTCCGTTGGAATCTGCATCGAGACCCCAATGGTCCATAGTGTTCCATTCCACCGAGGCACCCGAAGAGGCGACGCCGTAGATTTCAACGGGGACACGGCAGATATCGTAGAAGCCGTTGTGCCGGATCGTATTGCTCGGCGCACTATTGTTGAAGACCCCGCAGGCACCGGCCGTATCGCCGTAGAACATATTGTATTCGACAATGTTGTTGCCGGAACCGGTGTTGATCCGGACACAGTCGCCGTAGGTAGTTTTCAGTATCCCGATCCCGCCGGGCGTCATGAAGATGTTGTAGCGGATATTGTTGCCGCCGGTTCCGGACACCTGCAGATCGTAATTGAAGCCGTCCTTGAGAACCATGTAGCTTACGGTGCAGCCGCTCCCGGTGATGGTGATGGGTTGCCCGCTCGTCTTGTTCGCCTTGTTGCCATCTATGGTGAAGCCCGTGACCGTGATGCCGGTCGAGGTCAGTTTCAGGACGCTCCCCGTCGCAGCGGGGCCGTGGAGGATGATGTTGCCCGGCGAGGTAGAGTTGACCGTCACGCCGGCCTTGTTGACATTGTATTCGGCATCAGAGGTCCAGGACCCGGCGACGACGATGGTGTCCGCCGCCGCCAACCCGGCAATCGCCGAATCCATGTCGGCATCGCTCCCGCAGACCCAGGTCGTGCCCCACGCATCGGGGGCGCTGAGCAGGAGCAGCAGGAGCAGGGCGAAAAGGAGCCGCTTCATTATTGGCTGACCCTGCAGACCGCGGTCCCGTTCGTGTAGCCGCCGGTCTTGCAGAAAAGGCGTACCTGCTGCCTCTCCGCCGCCTCGCCGTTCTTCTCCACGGGGACGGTATATGACTCGACGTCAAGCCATGTCGCGCCGCTGTCGAAGGACCGTTGGAGCCAGATGGTGGCGGTGAAGGTTCCGCTAAGGCTGACGCTGAATAGCCCCGAGACCTCTGTCGCGGAGGTTCCCGTGTTCTGCGCCGTGACGGATGCGGTGGCGAGCCTCTGCGCGGCCAGCGCCTGGGCCGGGATGGTGAGCAGCCCGATAACCAGCAGGGCCACGATTGTCGTCCTGAAGCGCCCCATATCTGGAAAATCCCCCTTTTCCCCCGCAAGGTTTCCGGAAGAACGTCCCAGGAAATAGACGCCCTTCCGGAAGGCTTAACTGCGTTTCTGCCAGACCCTCACGTAGTCAACCAGCATCGTCCCCGTGCCGGTATTGGCTGTGGTCCATGCCTTGGAGACGTTGAAGTAGGGCTGGACCTTGCAGGTCGTGGTGGTCAGGCCCGACATGTTCCCCGTGCCCACGCGCTCGCCGTCGACGTAGAACTTGACGGCGGCCGTGTCCGTGGCGTCGATCCGGTAGATGTGGTAGGTGCTTGCGACGAGCGTGATACCGGTGCTGTTGTCGTCGTCGTTTGCGGAGTCGTCGTCGGTCTCCCAGAGGAGCGCCGTGGGGGCCGCGCTCTCCACCCGGAACCAGGCGCTCACGTCGACGGTGTCCAGGCTGGTGTTGTGCGCGCCGGCCAGCCCGAAGACCGCCTGCACCGTCTCCGTCCCGGTCGTGGGGAGGACGCTGAATGCCACCCGCGTCTCGAAGATGAGTCCTTGGAGGAGGCTGAGGCACTCGTTGTCCGCGAAGTGGAGGCAGGCCACCTCGGCGTTGTCGTCGGCGTCCAGGATGAGGTTCGCGACGCCGTTGACCCCGTCCGCCACGAGTCCGATGGCCGTGTTGAGGTTGGTCTCGACCGTGCCCCACAGCGCGGTCGTGTTCTCGGCGGTCGTGTATTTCTGGAGGTAGGCGCCGAGGAAATCCTCGTAGAAAAGGACCGGGGCCATCGGATGGACCCGCTCCTGCGTACCCTTGTCAATAAAGGTCTGGATGCCGTTGTGCCACAGGCTGGTCGTTCCCATCTTCCGTTCTCCCTTCCCGTCCCCCTACTCGGGGGGGACGCCCGCCCCGGACGTTCTCTAGTCCGGGACGGACGGTCAGAGGATTTCCTAGTCGTAGATGGCGGTCAGCGGAGGCGTCCCCATGTATTTGGGTTCCGTGAGGATGTAGAGGGCCTCCCCGACCGTGGCGGCCGTCGCGTCGGCGAGTTCAACCTGGAGGCAGTCGTATCCCTCGCCGAGTTCGCCGTCGTCGAAGGGGATGAGGTATTTCTGGTTGGCGACGGCCGGGATAGTGAAGGTGTAGGTCGTAGCCGAGGCCGTCCGCCTGGGCAGCATCATGTCCTCGTTCTTGCGGAGGCTGGCCGTAGTGGCGGTCACGAGGGAGGTCCCGGTGATGGTCTCGGCCAGGGTGAACGCGGTGCCGGACCAGGTGTGGCAGAGAAGGTGGTCCCCCATGTCCCTGTGGACGACGGCGGTGGCGCCGGAGGTGCCGCCGGTGATCGTGTCACCGGCCGTGAAGCCGGAATCCTCCGCGAACCTGCCGGAGGCCCCCGTGATATCAATCCGGAACCCCGAGGCGTAGTAGCGGGTGAACGGGAGTTCGACCGTTGCGGCGGCCACGGCCGCCGACTTGTCCATGGAGACCACGCAGGTCCCGGCGGCCGCGCCGATGCTGATGAGCACGTCGCAGTGGCCGTAACCCTTCATAGAGATGATGTCGCCGCTGAAGGGGCCGCCCGAGAGATCAACGGGCTGGTAGCCCTGGATGATGTGATACGTGTTGTTGATGTGGTCCATTTCTTCTCCCTGCCTCCTGAAAAGGAGACCCCGGACGGACCGGGGCCTCCAGGGTTGTCTTCTTAGGCGCGGGTCGCCAGCGTCACGAAGGGCGAGAGGGTGCTGGAGCCCTTGAAGGGCGTCAGCGGCGCGTTCCAGATCGGCATCCCGTTCAGCCGCATGACGAAGCGGTAGACCGTCTCGTCGTAGGTGAACCGGACGTGGATGCTGGAATCGGCCTGGAGCCCGCCCTTGTCGATGACGAGGTATTCGCCGAAGTCCGCCAGGATGATGTCGCCCACCGTCCCGAGCGCCGAGCAGTATTCGCAGGGAACCACCGGGCGACCGAACAGGGTGCTGTAGCCGGTCGTGGAGAGTCCGCCCGCGGGCATGTAGACGGGGACGCCGCCGGTGCCGATGGGGAGGTTCATCTGGTGGAGCTGGGGCTCGATCTCCTGGTTGATGAGCCAGACCGAATTCGCGCGGTTCGGTCCGTAGAGCCGGGACCACATCTTGATGATGTTCTGGTAGTCGACGGTGGCCGCGACCTGCCCGGTCTCCTTGGCGACGGTGACGAGACAGGGGGAGTTGAGGATGCCCAGGGGCTGGCCCGCGCCGGTGCCTGAGACGATGGCGTCCTCGCAGACGAAGGCGAACTCCTTGGGGAAGAGCGCCTTGATGAGCGATTCGAGGGCGACGGAATCCTGGAGCAGTTCGTCCGTGACGTAGCAGAGCGCCGCTATCTTCTCCAGGCTGAGTTCCCGGGTGCTGAACTCGATCTTGGAGCCGGTCTTGGCTTCGGCCTCGTTGAGCCAGTAGGCGCGTATGCCGCCCCAGCGCGATCCGGTGGCACGGCTGGAGTCCACGACGCCGCGCATCTTGATGCCGTTCGCGCCCGGCCCCACGGTGATGCGCTGGCAGCGGCCTATGAGAGCCCCGACCTCGAAGGTCTTCTGGAGCAGGCCGGGCACATACTCCTTGTCCACGAGGAACCCGCCTTCGGCGGGGATGGCCTCGCCCAGGCCGGTGGCCGCGCGGAGGGTGAGACGGGGATCGATGTGTTCGCCGGGGTTGGCCATCGCGGCCCGGTGGACGGCCTGGAGCTGCTCGCCGAAGGAGCGCCAACCGGCGGGCTGACCCGCCACGGCGGCACCCGCTGCAACCCCGGTGGCGCCCGACGTCAGCGTCTCCTCGAGTTTGGAGAGTTCGGCGACGCGGTCGATGGTCCCCTGGACCTGGTGGACCTCCGTCATGATCCGGTCGTAGGCCGCCTCGTCGAACGCGCCGACCCCGGACTTCTTGGCCTCCGCGAGGAGCCCCTTCGCTTCGGTGATCAGTTCATGCTTCCGGGCGCTGAGAACGGTTATATCGAGGATGTCGTTAGGCATTTCCTTTGTCTCCCCTGTTGTTTCCGGGACGAAAAAAAACCGCCCCGATCCCGGGGCGGCCGTCCCGCCTTGCTGTTTGTTCTTGCTTAGGGTTCTATCCCAGCGCCTGCAACTCCAGTTCGCGCCTGAGCAGATCGAGGGTCCGCTCGATGGCGACGATGCGCTCCTCCGAGTGGCCGGTGGCCGGCTCGGCGGTTCGCTCCCCCGAGTGGTCATTGACCGGCTCGGCGGGTGCCTCGGAGTGGCCGGTAGCCGGCTCGGAGGCGGGGAGATGGCGTTTGAGGTTGTCGATCATCTGGCTGACGGTTTCCCGGTCCGCAGGGTCCAGCTCAATCCCCCTCGATGCCCTGAAGAGCGTCTTCCCGGCCCTGGGGATGTCCTTGAATATGGAAGCCATGGTACTCTGCATGGAGCGGTATTCGCGCACGGCCACATCCGTTTCGGGATAGGCGGGGAATGTCACCGGCGACACGTCGAAAAGTTCCACCTCCAGGATTTCGCGGAGATCGAAGGCATCCTCCGGACCTTTCGTCACCCTCTCCTTGATGACCCTGAAGCCGAAACTCATCTGGCTGATGTCCTTCCTGCGGATGCTTTCGGTCAGGTCCGCGGCCCAGGTCGTGTTCGGGGGGTCGTTCTCCATGAACAGGCCCACCTCGTCCTCCCTCAGCCGGACCGTCCCGTTCTTGGTGCGTCCGAGGACGTAATCGGGGTTGTGGTTGAACAGCGCCCGGACATCGGCCTCCTTCAGGGTCTTGGTGAATGCGCCGGGCCTCACCACCTCCATGAATCCGCCGAACCATCCCCAGTCGATGATCGTCTCCCTGTCGAAGACGGAGGCGTGGCCCTGGAGCATCGGGAGTCCGCCAGCCCCTTCGAGCAGTCGCAACTCCGTGGTGGGGAACATCCTCCGTTCGTATGCCGAAGTCAGGCTCCGCGCCATGTTGAGTTCGGGGGCCTCCTTTCCGGCGTCCTTGATGTGCTTCGCCAGGTGCGCATGGATGCCCGACCTGTCGGCTTCGGGGATGTTCGCCCCCCCGCGTCCGCCGTTCAATACCGCGATGCCCGCCGAACACCCGTTGGTGTTCGCGGCACCTACGGCACCATCCCCGTCCACCATGTGGTGGGGGAACTTGTATGCCGCCTTGGTCTGGGGATCGCCTTCGGGGTCGGCCCATGCATACATCTTGCGGTAGTACGCGGCCCCCGCATCATCCTTGAGACGCCCCACGTTCGCTCCGGCGTCCCACGCCTCTTCGGTCGTATCGGTCGAATGCGAACCGATGGCCCCGCGCATCTCGTCCGGCTGGGGACCGGACTTCTTGTCCTTGTCGTCCCAGAGCCGGTTGCAGACGGCGGCGCGCTGCTTCTGGTCAGGATAGTCCTCGTTCGTTATGTCATCGCCCATGCAGCGCGAGATGAAATCGTCCTCTTTCTCATTCTTGCGGGGCTTCGGCAGGGGCATCGTCCCGTCCTCCCGTGATATGGTTTCTAAGGGGTCGCGTGGAACGCGGCTCTTGCCCTTCCGCCGCTTCCGGTAGTCGGCGGCGCAATCGCTCAAGGAGTGCTGCTGGCGCATGAGCCGTCCTCCCCGATCTCAACATCCATGAAACGGCAACGTCCGTCGGAATTGTTCGCGCAGCCGAGTTTGCGGCACCGGAGGCTTACCTTGCCGAGCGCGCATCTTCCCGGACCCTGCCAGTGATGGCACTTCCGCGCCATGCAGACATACCGGCCGGAGGCGTCCCGTTCCCAGGTGCATTCAGGCATCCGACTTCTTCTCCGCCGTGGCCACCAGGATTCCGTGCCTCTCTCCGGAAGCGTCGAACTCCTCCTCGCATTCGGTGTAGAAATCCAGCAGGATGAATCCGGCGCCCATGATCAGTTTCGCGAAGTCGTCGACGGTGCTGTGCGTCTCGATGGAACCATCCGCCTGCTCGGTGTCGGCATAGATGAAGACCGTGAACAGGCCGCCGTTCGCCAGGACTCGGGACACCTCGGCCAGGCTCCGGGCCAGGTCGGTGGAGTGCAGAACGGAGAGGCTAAACGCCGCATCAAAACTCCCGTCGTCGAAACGCAACCGTTCCGCGTCGCCGACCTCGAACCGCGTGCTGACCCCCGCGTCCCCCGCGTTCTTCTCCGCCAACGCTACGGCGCTCGGGGCGCTGTCGATCCCCGTGACGTCGAAACCGGCGCGGGTGAAGAAGATGGAATCGCGCCCGTTGCCGCAACCGATCTCGATGACCCGCCTGGCGCCTGTGGCCCTGACCTCCGCGGCGAACATCTGCGCGAGGAGCGAGGGGACGAGGTCAGTGGCCCAGTGGGCTGCACCCTCCTCGTATGCCGCCTCCCATCCTTCCTGATCCGGGGTCCGCTCGGATTCCGGCACCGGTATTTCTGCATTATCCCTTCGGGACATCGCCCTCTCCGTTCGCCTTGTCTTTGGCCGGGGTTGCCTCCGCGCCGTCACCACCGTCCGGTTTCTGGTCCACCGGTTTCTGGTCCGGCTCAGGTTTCGCCGGCTCCGCTGGTTTCGCCCGTTCCTTGCCGTCGTCCGGGACCGTGTCCGAGGCGTAGTAGTAGACCTTGCCCCTCCCGTCCGGCCTCGGGTTCCAGTTCTCCAGCGCGCGGGCCTCGTCGGGGCACATGACCCCGTGCTTGATCGCCTTTATGTAGGCGTCGTAGCGGCTCGCGGTGTCGCCCCGCAGGAGACCGTCCACGACGTGTTCGGCGAAGAACCGTTTCGGGCGGCGTCCCGTACCCGACGGGACCCTGAAGAGGCTGCGGTTGTATTCCTGCTCCAACCGCACGAGCCAGGGCCGTATGCAGTGGACGACGAAATCTATGGCCTGGTGCTCGATGTTAGAATTCCGGCAAGAAATTCCTTCAGCAATAAAGTTGTGGTTATCCGCCACGCTCAGGTTGTAAACGGGCTGCAAAATCCCGATCCGCCGCACCGCCCTGACCCTCTCAAGCGAGATGCCCGGCTCCCCGCCCCGGTAACGCCTCTCGCAGGCATGCACCGGGCAGGTGCGGGGCCGCCTCCGTGCGACCACCGCCTCCATCCTCTCGCGGTAGATGGGGGTGTGGGTCCCGATGCGCAGGTTGTCCTCCGGCCTCGCGCAGACGAGCCGGTAGAGCCGGTGGCGTCCGGGCGAGAAGGAGCTGCTGATGTCCGAGAAGCCCACGCGGCCCACGCGGATTCCGGCCCCCATGCAGAGGTGCCGGACATCCTCGATCAGGCCCTTGTTCACCGAAACGTAATGGATGTGCCCCGTCTTGCTGACCGTACCGTCGGCGTCGAGATAACCTCGGAGGAAGGCGAGCCGCAGGTTCTCCGCCAGACCGAAAATCCAAGCAGGGACCCTCTTGGTCCTAGCCGTCCCCGTAACGCCAAGTTCTTTCAGTTCCGCGCAGGCGACCGTCGAATGGAAAATCGTCGTATTCTTGTCGCGCCTCTTCGCCCTGAGCGGCACCCTACCGCCGTTCCTCATCGCGTAGGGGCCATCACCCGCCATGAATTCCGATTCAATGGCGCGGATATAATTCGGCAAATAGTCTGACTGCTCAGGATGCGAGATTCCGAAAACAGTGTCACGCCCCCTTGATCGCCCTACAAACCCGTCCCCCGCCAGCATCCCGAGCGCCTCCATAAACGCCTCGGAGCAATGCCCGCGGGTCGGGCAGGAGGTTCCGCCGTCGTCAGGCAGGCCGTCAAGGGCCAGGAGCTGGTCCCCCGGCGCGACCTCGCCCGCCGGAATCCACAGCGTCTCATAGACGGCATGCCGCTTCTTTTCGCGGGTCCCCGGCAGGGGATCGCGCCATGCCCGCCTGCGGACCGGCAGGACGTGGTTGGCGGTGGCCCTGAACGTCCGGACGCCCGCCTCCAGTTCCACCGTTTCGGCCATCCCCGTACAGCCTGCGGCCTCGACCGGCTTCAGTTCCCAGCCGGTCCCGTTCCTGCTCCAGACCATATCCCCGGCCCGGATGTCCTCCACGTTGCGCGGGCCGGAGCCGGTGAAGACCTGCGAACCGGCGGGTAGGCAGTAGGTGGAGCGGGACAGCTCCGCCACCATGTGGGGCGGGACCCTGAAGTAGCGGCAGACCTCCTCCACGAGGAAACGCCGCGACTCTATGAACTGCGCCTTCTCGGGTTCAACGCCGACCGGGGTCCACGCCGTCCCCTCCTCCAGGAGGAGGAGCCTATGCGCCTTGCCCAGGCCGGATGCCGCCTTCGTGAGGCTCTCCTGGAGGCGCTCCCACGCCTTGTCGGAGAGGGTGTTGGGGTGGGTGGCTATGACGCCGACGTGGGCGCCGTTCGAGAAGAACCGCCCGCTGAACTCCTCCATGGCCTTCGCGAGACCGATGGCGTCCCTGGTGAGGTCCATGGTGGCCACCCCGAGGTAGCCGGTGAGCGAGAGGCCGCGGAAATGCATCATGCGGTCGGCGGGCAGGACGGTGACATCCCTCCCGTCCTCGTGCCTGACCTCGTAGTAAGTCATCAGGTCGCTGCCCCTCATGGGCTTGACCCGCCAGGGCGGCTGGGGCCAGAGTGCGACGATGCCGCCGTCCGGGTTGCGCTCGATCTCCGTGTAGGCGTTGCTCCAGAGCAGCGCGTGGACCATCGTCGTCTCGCGCAGCTGCATCGCCGTCATGTCGCGGTTCGGGGCGTCGTGGAGGAGCCGGTGGACCGGATGTTCATCCGCCAGTGTCTTGCCGCCATCCACGTTCGAGTAGACGTTCAGAGGGAGGGATGACACCGTCTCGGCGATGACGCGGACGCAGGCGGAGACCGCTATGCAGGCCATTGCCGTCCACTCGTCCACCCTGACGCCGCTCGTCGCTTCGGGCGCCGTCGAGCCCCGGTACCACCACCCGTCCTCCAACGGATTCGGCGGGAAGACGGAGGCCCGGTTGAGCACGTTGAGGGCGGCCCGCAGAAGACTCATAGTGTCCTCACACCTCGGTCCTCATAGACCGACCGTTTGCCGCCCGAATGCCTCGTTGCTCTGTCAAGCGCCATGATCCCCGCCACAACCCCGTCTATCCGTTTGGTTGATTTCGCCTTGTTGGGCCGCATGTTCCCGGCGTGGTCCATTTCGGCCACCACGTGGTCCGCCATCCAGCGGAGGACCGGGTTCGCGCCGTGCCTCAGCCTGCCGTCCGCGACCAGCGCCACGAACTCCTTGGTCCCCGCGCTCATGCTGGAGAAGTGGGGCCTCATCTCGACCATCTCCAGGTTGTATGCCTGGAGGTCCTGGACCAGCTTGGTCGCGATGAACGGGTCGAAGGCGATCTCGCGCAGGTCGTAGTCCCGCGCATCCTCAAGGATGCGGGCCATGATGGTCCCGTAGTCGAGCGTGGCCCCCGGGGTGGTCTCGATCAGTCCGCGCCTGATCCAGTCCGGATATGCCACGCCGTCGCGGTGCGCCCGGTCCTCCATGTTGCGCTCCGGGAGCCAGAAGCGGCAGAGGAGGTCGTAGTAGAACCTCCCATCCGCGCCGGTGCCCGGGAAGGCCAGGACGAAGGCCGAGAGGTCGAGGGAGCTGGACAGGTCCAACCCCCCGTAGCAAGTGCGTCCCTTGAAGTATTCCCTGGCGAGGAACAGCACCTGTTCGCCAGTCAACCCTTTCCCGTTTCTCAGAGGACGGCAGTCGCGCCAGAACTTGTCCTGATCGTCAAACGCCACCATTGTCCCGGCCAGGGGTGGCGTCGCGAAATCGGCTCCGAGAGGGAACGCTGGGCAGGCGTCCCATTGGAGCATCGGGATGAGCGTGGTGTCCTGGCTCGTCCAGACATCCAGGTGGCGGCGTAGGAAGTCGTTCAGGAAACTGGGGACGCGCTTGGCCACGCGGGCCTTGCGGCGGAGGTCGGCCAGTTTCGCGCTCAACCCGAGGTTCGGGTTCGCCTTCGGCCAGCAGGACTCGTCCCGCCAGTCGTCGCCCTCGTCTATGGTGGCGATGTAGGCGAAATGCTCGTCGTCGACGACCTCGCCGCGGAGGACCTGGGCGCAGTATTCCCTGACCTCCCAGCAGATGGAGGTCCGGTCGTAGCCAGCCGTGGTGATGGCGAAGATGAGTGGCTGGCGGCGCGCGCCCGTCGCCGTGTTGAGGACGTCCCAGGCGTCCCTGGTCTTGTGGGCGTGCAGTTCGTCCACGACGGCCCCGTGGATGTTGAGGCCGTCCATCGTATCCGCGTCGGCCCCGAGCGGTTCATATTTCGAGTCCGTCCGGAGGACCACGATGTTGTCGCGGAAGGTCTGCGCCCATTTCTGGAGGCGGCGCGAACGCTTGACCATCCGCACCGCCTCGCGGTGGACGATGCGGGCCTGGTCGCGTTTCGTGGCGGCCGAGTAGACCTCGGCGCCGGGTTCGCCGTCCGCTATGGTGAGGTAGAGCCCGATGGCGGCGGCGAGCGTGGACTTCCCGTTCTTGCGAGCAATTTCTACATAGGCGATCCGGAACCGCCGGGTCCCGTCCGGTCCGAACCAGCCGAAGAGCACCCATACCAGGAAGCACTGCCAGGGTGCCAGGATGAACGGCTGGCCCGCCCATTCGCCCTTGGAGTGCTGGCAGTAGGACTCGATGAAGTGGAGCGCCCGGCAGGCCTCCCCCTCGTTGAATTCCAGGCCGCGCCCGAGCCCGTCCTCCAGGTCGCGGACGTGCCGCTCCACCGCGAGGCGCACGAGTTTCCCGGCGACCACCGTCCCGTCGAGGACGCCGCGGATGTATGCGAGGGCGCGATCCTTCGCGCTGCTATCGTCTGTCGGGCTTGTCGGTCCGGAAGAGGAATTTCTCGTCCTCGTCGGCGCCCCCGGTTGCCTTGGCATGGACCCGCGTCCTTGAGCTGGGGGTAAGGCCGAATTCCGACTGGAACGACAGCGCGAGACGCAAAGCCTCGTGCGCGACGCCGATGGCGGGGTGCTTGCGTATCATCATCCCGCCTTCGCCCATCGAGACGTAGGTCGTCCTCCCCTGGTTTCCTTCTCTGATCTCCTTGTTGGCGGCGCGGAGGTGGCTCATCGCCGTGCAGTACCCGGCCAGCGCATCCACGTCGGCTTCCGTCAGGACGCCGGTCCTCTCCAACACCGGCACGGTCGCGGCCCAGACGTCGCGTGCGACCTCGTCCTCCAGCCAGTCGGGAGGTTCCATGCCCGGTAGGACGCGCGGCCGCGGTTCATCCGGATTCTCGCGGTCGCGCCTGTTCGTGCCCCGCATAATCTTGAGCGAGGTGGGCACCTTCTTCCTTCCGGCCATCATCCTTCCTTCCGAACCCCCGGAACGCGGAAAGGGGCGGCGATCCGTTCGCCACCCCTTCGGGTTTACATTCAAAAATTTGTGGGAGCGCGGCCAGGAGTCGAACCTGGGGCAGCGGGCTTATGAAACCTCGCGGGGAACCGGTCCCACCGCGCTACTTCGGGAAATAATCCAATTCTAGGCGAATTCTAATACTATTCCCGTGAGGTGGATAGGCCATTTGTGGGGATTTGTAGGTCATTTATGGCCCTTTTACTGCAGGTTGTTTCGGGCGGTGTTGCGCGGGGACGGCGGTACGCAGGAATAATTCGGGGCATATCGTCGGGGTCCGGATCATCTCCGGTGCTCTTCGGCTTCTTCGAAGGCTTCCTGCGCGGTCGACTGCCTCCTCTCGGGTCGTGTGAGCCTTTCGTTCTTGGGTGCCCACGGGTTCCGCCGGGGGTTGCCGCAGCACCACGGGCGTGAGCATTTCTTGGTGGTCTTCCTGAGGAAGCCGAGCGCGGCCGACACCCATTCGGCGGGAGGATACGTTCTCCAGACGATGCGGTCCTGCCCGACAAGCCATGCCACCGGTTTCGGCGACCTGTTGCGGAGGAGGTAGCGGAACATCCCCTTGAACCTCCGGAGCGCCCGCTTCCTCCCCTCGTGGAGTCGCCGACGGCTGATCACTCGGCGAACCTCGACGGTCCCGGACACCATTCCGGCCCCGGACCCCGGAGGGATATCGGCCGTGCTTGCCGCCGCCCATCATCGCTGATCTTGGTGCAGACCATCATGCCGCTTTCGTTTCTATGGCGGTGCCAACAGTTGGCGCAGGGCGACACCTTCGCGTCGGCGACGGTCCGCAGTTGGGCCAGCAGTCTCGCCCTCTGCAGGTCCAGGCGGAGCGCCTGGCGTTCCGCGTTCAGGCGCATGGCCATCCTGACCGCCGCCCTGCAGCGGTCCCGGAACCTGTTCCGCTGGAGTCGGTATGTCTCGCGGGTCTGCCGGAGCATGTGGATGCTCTTGCACAGTTTGCGCTGGTTCTTGCGCGTCTCCCGGTTGCGGCGGCCGACGATCTCCAGGAATCTCCCGATGCCCACCTCCCCGACGATGCGCAGGACGAGACATCCGGGCCTGTGACGGGGTTCGGCCCGGTAGTCCTCGTTGTGCCAGCCGCAATGGATGCAGTAGCTGGCACAGTCGTCGCCCGTTATCGACCGCGTCGCCGCCTCCGCGAGCAGCCCCTCGTAGGCCCGGACCTTACGTTCGGCGCGTCCGGCATCCACGCAGGCCCTCCCGTAATCCTCCCTCCATCCGTCCGCCCTGTCGCGTTCCCTATCCACCATCCCGGAGAGACGCGAGACCTCGTCGGCCCGCTCCTCCATGGGATTCCTCGCCTCGGGGTCACACATGCACAACTCCATATATCGGAAAAAAGGTCTGCCGCCTGCGGGACTCCAACCCGCATCCATGCCGAGGGGTAACCCCGACCGCTCTCTCCCGGCTACGAAGCCTCCCCGAGTCGGGAGGCGGGGCCGCTTGTCGCGTTGAGCTAAGGCGGTGTTCAGTTTTTCCCAAAAACTTTTCTTCCCGTTGAAATGGGTGCCGGGAGCATATCCAGTCCCGGCACCCCGCTTTAGTCAGTGAATCTGCATTTCAAGTGCAGACACCATTTGTCGGCCCCTCAAGGCTTTCCACAAGTAGGAAGGCTGAAGCTGATCTACTGACGCTCTTCCACTGAGCTACCTCGCCATGGTTTTTGGAGGCGAGGACGGGATTCGAACCCGCGACCCTCAGTATATTTATGCCTTTACTGTGTATTCGTCTTGGATTTGGCCGTGAAGCTGATGGGTCAATACACCAACGCTGATGCCCGTTGCAATAGGGCTAACACCAACACCAACACCAAATGTGACCCATATACAAAAGTCGGAAAACTTCTTACCCCATGATGTAGTCGGTTATGCTCCTGCCTATCTCCCCCTTGACGACCTCCACGTCGTTCGCCCTCCGGCGGGCCCTCTTCACGGCCTGGATCATCTTGTCGCACCTGCCGAGTAGCGCGGACTTGGCGGCGGGGGAGATCATCGATGACCACTGTTCGGTGGTATACATGCCGATGTTGACAGTCTCCTCCCACCTCTCAATCTGGGCCGGGTGGTGGTCGGTCGGCGGCATCAGGACCTTGTGCGCGAAGGTTTTGGTCGTCTTGTATTTGGTCTCGGGGTGCGCCCGCCGGCAGATGTGCTTGCCCGCCTCGTCGTCGGGCACCCACTTGATGCCGGGTTGGAGGGTCGGGATTGACTCCAGCAGCCGGTGGACCGCTCTCAGCCTCGTCTCCATGCCGAGCAGGAACGTGGCCGGGATGTCCTTGGCGATGACGACCCCGTCAATGACGAGGTCGGCTATGGCGACCTGGTTCGTGGCCTCCTTCTGCAGGACCACGTCGTAATACGATGCCGCGGAGTCGAGGACGTAGCCGAGCTTGCCGATGACGGTGTCGACTATCTCCTTGCGGTCCTCCGGAGGCGGCGGTTCCTGCTGCCCGTCGGTGGCGAACATCTCCAGCCGCCGGAGACTGCCCTGGAAATGGTCAGGCTTCTTGGTGAAGGTGATGACCCCTTCCTCGATGAGCTTCTTGGCGGTGCCTTCCTTGTCGGGTTCAACGGCAAGGATTTCGTGAAGTTTGGGCAACATATCCTCCGTGGGGTTGAATTTTCGGCTCTGTTATTCATTTCTGCCGACCGGTTGTCCCACCCGGTTCCCGGTCACGGCGGGACTCGAACCCGCCACCTCTTCCCCGTCGGGGGGCGCTCAACCCTGTGAGCTACATGACCGCATCCGCCTCGGGTTCCTTCATCAACCACACCACTGAATCCCACGGTTGCAGCCGTAAGACCCTGGCCTAGGCCGCCAAGAAACCGTCTGGCACCCGGCGCTGCAAACGCCGCGGCAGAAACCACCTGTCCTACTGGCGAAATCCTTCCAGGCGGCGAGCGAAAGGCAGGCACCCTTTTCTGTTCCGAAAGCATTGTATCCCGCCCTGTCCGCCATGGTTCTCCCCGGAAGGCCGCCTCTTTCCCGGCTTGGTTCAATCGGAATTCTAAACCGGCCCCGGAGGCGTTGCAAGGGGTTGTCGGGGGATAATTGCAACTTTTCCTATTTGACAATATCCTTCGTTTCAGGGGTTCCAGCCCGGCTTCCTACCCGTACGCGCCCATTGCGCCAACCACTGCTTCCGTGCATCCGAATGGCAGGGCATCACCCAGGCTTTCCTCGGGCGGCAATAGACGGCCTTCGCCGGATCGTTGTTCCAGCAGAACCTTGACGTGACCGGCGCGTCCACCCCGGGTCTCTCGCACAAACCGGGGTGGTTGTAACGGTCCTGGTAACAGCCGCCGCAGAGGAGACGCTTCACCTCGTTTTTGCTGCGTGGTCTTGGCAAAGATTCAGGTCCCCCTCGCGAACGGCAGTTCCCGGCACGTGAAACCCGCCGCCCCCATGTGCCCGCCGCCCCCATGCCTGACCGCGATCTTCGAAACGTCCACGGTCCCCGAGTAGAGGGTGACCGTCCACATCTCGCCGTCGAAGGCGAAGGGGGCGAGGATGTCGTAGCCCGCCGCGCTGGCGAAATGCTCGCTCCCCCACCCGGCCGCGTTGACGGCCAGACAGCGGTGCCCCTCGAACTCCGCCGGGAAACCCCATTTCCGCAGGTGGTCGGCGGCCAGCGCGTCGCGGTAGCCCCCGATGGTCCTCCCGTCCTCGATGAGCCGCAGGGTGTAGGGCGGGCTCCGCAGGAGTTTCCGCCAGACCTCCGCATGCGGCCTCGTGTCGTGGGCCTGGAGGCCGAGGTGGAAGTGGCGCGTGTCGTCGCCGCGGGCGAATCGCCAGACATCCCTATCGCCGATGAGTTGGACAAAGAGGGGCGGCGGCGCCCCCGACATGGAGACGGGCATGCAGCCGCATCCGAGCAGGTATTCCCACGTCAGGACGCAGGCCGCCTCCCCGTCCCGGCGGATGCCGGGTATCCGGAGGGGGAACTTCTCGTAGTCGTTGATGGCCGTCCGGTGGTGGTCTATCCAGATGATGTCCGGGGTCCGCTCGACCAGTACGCTCATCTGGTCCGGCGGTATCGAGAAGTCCAGAATCCAGACCTGTTCGCCCGGTCCGATTACGGTCCCGTCGAAGAGCGGGAACGGGTCCCTGTAGTCCATCTCGATCAACCTGGACCTGTCGCCCGCGGCGCATGCGAACTCCCGCACCAGGAAGGCCGCGCACCTGCCGTCCGCGTCGTCGTGGTGGAATATCTTCATCCCCCGTCGTCCTCCTCCCAGTATGGGCAGTCCTGCCCCTCGTTCCACGGGTCATCGATGAACCGTTCGCAGCCGGGGCGGGTGCAGGTCGGCGAGATGTCGAAGTCGCGGTCAAACTCGTTGTGGTCGCATGTCTTGCAGCATTTCCGCATTCCGGGGTGCCTCCTCCTCTTTCCTTTCCTTTTGGCGGATGGGGCAGGATTCGAACCTGCGGGCCTCTCCGGCCAGCGGTTTTCGGGACCGCCGCCTTAAACCACTCGGCCACCCATCCGGCCCTCACGGCTCCTGCGGGAACATGTCGTATACCCACCACGCCCCGCAGCCGGGGCACCTCCTGCTCCAGTCGTTCCCCGCCTCGGCCTGGGTCCCTCTGCGCCCGCAGACGGGGCAGAATTCGGATTCAACGTCGGCCCCCTCCGCCTCTACCATCCCAGTTTCTTCACCTCCGCGTCCATGTCGCCCAGGATGTTGAGTATGAACGCCTCCGCCGTCTTCGGCCTCCTCGGCGAGCCGTCCGCGTATTCGCCGTGGTGGCTCGCCACCAGGTGTTTCAGCGCGCGGCGGCCACGGTGGGCGGGAAGCCGGGGATGGCCGCGATCATGCGGTTGAGGATCAGGATGCCCGAGGCGATGTGGCCCACCGCGTCGTCGTCCTCGCCGATGTCCCGCAGCAGTGCGCCCGCCACCAGCAGGTCGCGGTCCGCGCCGTAGGCTTCCGCCACGGCGGCGCAGATCGACGCGAGCCTCGTCTGGTCCGGTCCCACGCGCTTGGCGAGCACGGGGTCGTCCAGGATCGTCATGAGGAGCATCCTGACGTGCCGGTTGGCACATCCTATCGCCACGCATTTCGGTATGTTCATGCCACCTCCGGCACATGGCGGTCCGCCAGGCAGGCCGCCTTCTCGAACGGGATGACGGCCAGGATGTCCTCCTCGCGCAGCACGGTGAGGTCTTCGCCGTCGACCGTGGCCCCGATCCCCGAGTGCGTGGCGAAGACGACCAGGTCTCCCTCCCTCACGGCCATGGGCATCCTGGCCCCGTCGCGGCGCAGCCTGCCCGGACCGGCCGCCACGACGCGGGCGCGGATCGGCCTGGCCATGTCAGCTATCGGGAGGTATATCCCCCGCTCGTTCACGCGCTCCTCGTCCACGCGCTCCACGAAGACGCGGTCATTGATCGGCCTGATCATCGCTTCGCCTCCCGGTGGCAGCTGAAGTCGTGCTCCTGCTCCGGCGCGTGGCACATCGTGACGCCGTTGTAGTATGTGCGCCCCTGCGGGCAGGGCGGACCGCCGAGGTAGGCGTTCACCGCTGGCCGCCAGAAGATGCAGGTCGGGCATGGCGGCTCGGTGTAGATGTCGCCCAGCGGGCTGCCCGGCCCCATCGTCCGGCATTCCCGTTCGGGCTCCCAGGGTTCC